GTAGCAGGTAATGTAACAGGTAATGTAACAGGAACACAAGATGGTGTTGTTGGTGGTAATACACCGGCGGCTGGTACATTTACTACTATTACAGCAGGCGGTACTATTGATGCTGGTTCTAATCAAGTAACAAACGTAACTGATCCAACAGCGAACCAACACGCGGCTACTAAAGCCTATGTTGATTCACAGTTATCAGGTGCGGCAAACGCCATTAACCAATTAAACAGTGATGTTACAGTTACTGATAGTGGTTCAAATGGTTTAATAACATTTAACATTGACGGTGCATCAGAAGGAACTATCAATTCAGATGGTTTAACTATGGGTAACATCAATATTGATGCAAACACAATCAAAACTACTTCAGGTAATTTAACTATTGACCCTAATCCAGGTGGATCAGGCGGAACAGTTACTATCGAAGGTAGTTTAACTGTTACAGGTACAACTACTACTGTTGATTCAACAGTTGTTACTATTGCTGATCCGGTATTCCAAGTGGGTGCTGACAGTAATGATAACTTAGATAGAGGTATTACATATCTACACAACGATGGCTCTGCGAAAAAAGGCTATTTTGGTTTAGATACATCAGCAACTGAATTCGTATTCATCGCAGATGCAACTGACACATCAAGTGTGTTCAGTGGTGATCTAGGTGCGGCGGCTTTCGGTAGTATGAGAGTAGCAGATCTTACAAACACTAGAGTAACGTTTTCAGGTGCAAATGGCGAATTGTCAGATGCGGCTTCATTAACGTTCAACAGTGGAACTGGTGCTTTATCGGCAACTAGTTTTGTAGGTGCTTTAACAGGTAACGTAACTGGTAACAGTGCAGGTGCACACACAGGTGCAGTTGATGGCGTAGTAGGTGGTAATACTCCTGCCGCGGTAACTGGTACAGTAATCACAGCAAATACTAATTTTGTTGGTGATATTACAGGTGACGTAACTGGTGATGTAGCAGGTAACTTAACTGGTAACAGTGCAGGTGTTCACACAGGCGCAGTATCTGGTGATGTAACTTCAACTGGAACTTCAACGTTCGCAACAGTTGACGTAAACGGCGGTGCGATTGACGGTGCGATTATTGGTGCCAACACTGCGGCGGCGATTACAGGTACAACAGTTAATGGTACAGTAATTACAGCAAGTACTAACTTTGCAGGTAATATTACTGGTAACGTAACTGGTAATGTAGCAGGTAATGTAACAGGAACACAAGACGGCGTTGTAGGTGGTAATACTCCTGCGGCTGTTACAGGTACTGTTATTACAGCAAATACTAACTTTGCAGGTAATATTACTGGTGATTTAACTGGTGATTCAGCAGGTGCACACACAGGTGCAGTTGATGGCGTATTGGGTGGCAACACACCAGCGGCGGCAACAGTTACAACAATAACAGCAAGTGGTAATAGTACAAACGCTGGAACATTAAGTGTTGGTGGAACATCTACAGTAGCAGGCTCAAGCCTAGTTGTAGACTCTACAGACTCTGTAAGACTTCCAGTTGGTACAACTGCTCAACGTCCAGCATCTCCAAGTATTGGTCAGTATAGATTTAACTCTACATCTGGCACACTTGAAGTTTACACTGGTGGTGAGTGGAACTCAGGCGCTGACTTTACAACAATCGCGGCAGATGCCTTCAATGGTGATGCAAGTACAGTAGCATTTACATTAAGTGTAACTGGTACAACTGCAACTACTATCGTGTCTCTAAACGGTGTTGTACAGATCCCAACTACTGCATACGCAGTAAGTGGAACAACATTAACATTTACAGAGGCTCCGGCAACTGGTGATGTTATTGACGCTCGTGTATTAACTACAACATCTACAATAGTTGGCATTGCTGACCAAGATGGTGATACGCAAATACAAGTTGAAGAAGGTACAGATGATGATACAATCCGTTTTGATGCGGCTGGTACTGAAATGTTCACAATCAACTCAAGTGGTATAGCAGGTGCAAGTGGTGCCAGAATTACTGCAATCTTAGATGAAGATGCAATGGGTTCTGACAGTGCAACAGCATTGGCTACACAACAATCAATCAAGGCTTATGTTACGAGTCAAATCGCAACTAAAGACAACACTGATGAAATGACAGAAGGTTCAACTAACTTGTACTTCACAAATGCTAGAGCAGATGCAAGAGCACAAGCAAAAATTGATTCTCTTGTTGATTCGGCTCCAGGTGCGTTAGATACACTTAACGAACTGGCGGCGGCTTTAGGTGACGATGCAAACTTTAGTGGAACTGTTACAAGCAGTCTTGCTACTAAAATGCCATTGGCAGGTGGAACATTCACAGGTGATGTGATTGCTGAAAACTTGACAATTAGTGGTTCATATACTTTGACACTTGGTGGTATCTTAAATGCAAACTCACAACGTCTAACTAGTGTAGCAACACCGACTGCTTCAAGCGATGCGGCTACTAAAGGTTATGTTGACGGCGGACTTGCTGGTTTATCACAGGACAGTATCTCAGAAGGTGACAGTAAGATTGAAGTCACTGACAGTGGTACAGGTACTGCGGTTGTTACACTTGATAATGCGGCACACACTACATTCAACAGTTCAGGTATTACATTATCGACTGGTGTGTTTAGTGGAACTGCAACTTCGGCACAATACGCTGACTTGGCAGAGATGTACTCTGCAGATGCAGATATTGAACCAGGAACAGTAGTATGTTTTGGTGGAGAACATGAAGTAACAACTTGTATGCAAGATGCAGACAAGAAAATTGCTGGTGTTGTTTCAACAAATCCTGCTTACTTAATGAACAGTGACGCAGACGGCGTAGCAGTAGCATTACAAGGAAGAGTTCCATGTAAAGTAACTGGTGCAGTTGCTAAAGGTGATATGCTTGTAGCGGCTGGTAACGGAATGGCTCGTGCAGAAGAAAATCCTGCAATGGGTACTGTTATTGGTAAAGCACTTGAAAATCACGCAGAAGGCGAAGGCGTAATTGAAGTTGTTGTTGGACGTATGTAATCCATACTAAAGACTTATACTAATATAGGAGAAAGGCCCTACGGGGCCTTTCTTTTTGACTAGATTGTCAAGGACCATTAAGACATAAATACTATAGAATATAGCATATACTGACAGTAGGAAGACATAGATGCCATTAACAAGACCTAAAGCCGCTCAGGTAAACTTCGATGTAACAAACCTTACCGATCCCTTAATACGGCTTAATAGTGGACAAACTGGAAGCAACAATAAAGATACAGGTATAGTATTAGAGCGAGGCGACGATACAAATGTTGCATTAATGTGGGACGAATCTGCAGATAGATTTGTTGCAATTACCACCGCTGAAGATGGAACAACTAACGGTGATGTTACTATTGTCGGCTATACAGATATACAAGCAAACGCATTTCATGGTGACGGTTCTAACTTAACAGGAATTACTTCAGGGTTGTTTACAGCAATTACTGATGGCGGAAGTTTAACTTCTACAGAAAGCGGATCAGACGCTGGACCAATTATAGAATTAGATAGAAATAGTGTTTCTCCATTTAATGCAGATTACTTAGGGCAATTAAAATTTAAAGGAAGAAACTCTACAGATCAAACTGTAATCTATGGTAAAATTAGTGCTAAATCAAGTGATGTTACTGATGGTAGCGAAGATGGTACTTTAGAGTTTACAGTAATGAACAATGGTACACAAGATAACATTGTAAGAATTAACGAAAACGGATTATATATTAATGCAGGCGCAACTTTAAAATTTGAAGGACCAACAGGTAATGCACACGAAACTACAGTTACATTAACAGATCCAACAGCAGACAGAACAATTACATTACCTGATGCAACAGGCACAGTTGCTCTTACAAACAGTTTTACAAGATTTCATAGTGCAGTACAAACAGTAACAACAGGTGAAGCATCAACAAATGTTTCAGCTCAAGTTACATATACATTTAGTGATTTAAATACAGCGGTTCATTTCAATGTTTATATGAATAGAATGCTTTTAAGGCCCGCTGAGTTCAGTGTGTCGGGATCAACATTAACGATAAATATTGGTATAATAGATACAGATGACCAATTAGAAGTTACAGGATTTAAAGTATAATGGCTAGAGGCGGAAGAAAAATAAAAATTAATGGACAGATGAGATCTTTCGAGGATCTACATTCATTAAAATCAGCAGAATTAAGTGGAGCATCAGTTGATTCGAAACTTTGGCGTTATAAAAAGAATGGTGATATTGAATCTTTTGCTGAAGGTGATATACAAGATGACGATATTGTATTTGGTGGATCAAAATCAGACTTAAGAAGATTAGAAGATATTGAAAGAAATATTTCTGTACTAGCAACTAAAACTATGGTTGCAAGTTCTATATCTGATTATGATAGTGATGATGATGATTTTGATAACGTATTTGATAAAAAAGTAAGATTTAAAAATGAAGATGTAAGATTTACAAATAGTAATATTAAAATCGATAGTAACACAACAATAGATTTAAATGGTATTAAACTAACTGAATTAGGAACACCTACTGCAAATACAGATGCGGCAAATAAAGCCTATGTCGATGGATTAATTGCTTCAACAAATGAAATTGGAGAATTAACAGACGTAACACTATCTGGTGCAAGTACAGGACAAATTTTAAAATACAACGGAAGTGCTTGGGTTAATACTGCTGAAGTAAACGAATTAAACGAACTAACAGGCGTAACAATATCAAGTGTAAGTAACGGACAAGTATTAAAATACAATGGTAGTGCTTGGGTAAATGCCGCAGATGCAGGCGGAATTGCATTAACAGATTTATCAGTCGGTGCAGAAGGAAGTGCAAGTGGTGACGGTTCTATTGCATACAACAATAGTACAGGTGTGTTTACATACTCTCCACCAACAGCGGCAGGTATTGGTGCACTAGCAGATTTAACAAGTTCAAATTTAGGTACACTAGCAGATGTAACAATATCAAGTCTGCAAACAGACCAAGTATTAAAATACAACGGTAGTGCATGGGTTAACGGCACAGGCGGAAGTGCAACAACGTATGTTGCAAGTTCTGGAGCACCAAGTAGTCCAGCAGACGGCGACGAATGGTACGATACTGATAATGGTAACTTTTACAAATACATTAATGACGGTACTACTAAACAATGGGTAGAGTGGTCACCTGGACAAAGTGGTCCAATGTTAGATGGAACAGTTGCGGTAACAGGTGTTATTTTACCAGATGGAGATAATACTAGAGATTTAGGTTCTTCTGCAAAACAGTTTAAAGAGATTCACGCAGTAGCATTTTCAGGTAAAGCATCATCGGCACAGTATGCTGACTTGGCAGAGATGTATGCAGGTGATAAAGATTATGAAGTAGGCACAGTGGTTATAGTAGGCGGAACACACGAAGTTACAGAGTGTGGCAAATATGCTAGTTCACAAATAGCAGGCGTTGTTTCTGATAAACCTGCTTACTTAATGAATAAAGATATAGATGCAGAACATCCAGTTTGTGTAGGTTTTGTAGGACGAGTTCCAATTAAAGTAGTTGGACACATTGAAAAGGGTGATATGTTAACATCTAGCGAAATTAAAGGATATGCAACAAAATTTAGTGGCAATTATCAACCAGGCTGTATTATCGGTTTGGCGTTAAATAACAAAGTCGATGAACAAGATACAGTAGAAGTACTGTTAAAGAGGAGTTAAATTATGGCGGCAACATTTCCAGCAAGTCCATCAAACGGGACAGTAGTAGTTGTAGGTGGAGTAAGTTTTGTTTACAACAGTACAGACTCTGTATGGCAACAATTAAATACAGCAAATTCTTCCCCAATTTTAACAAATGCACAATTAGATACATCTGTTTCAGGTAGTGCTGTTAAAGACGAAGATGCTATGACATCTGATTCGGACGAGCATTTAGCCACACAACAATCTATTAAAGCATATGTTGACGCAGGATCACACGCAAGACCTTTTGGAAGTAGAATTGATATTATAGTACAATCTTTAGACAAAACTGCAACACACAGATACAACGGTACAGGATCGTCTAAAGGATACTTTATGGACGGAATTCAAGCACCATATTTTGTGTTTACTCCTGGAAGAGCATATAGATTTGATACTTCACATAGTAGTAATAATACTCACGCAATTAGATTTTTCTTAAAAGCAGATAAAACTTCTGCATATACAACAAACGTAACACAAAATGGAACAGCCGGTCAAGCCGGAGCCTATACAGAAATTACAATCACAGATGATACGCCACCTGTACTTCATTACCAATGCGAAAATCATGCATACATGGGTAACGCAATACAAACAAATACAAGTAATTTAACTGGTGTTACAATTAGTTATAATGATTTATCTAACAAACCCACTATACCAACTGCATTAACTGATTTAAGTATTAGTGATGGATCTGCAAACATGGTTTTAAAAACAGATGGAAGTGGTAACTTTGGATTTACTTCTATTAGTTCTATTCAGTCAGCAGGTATATCTAATATTATTGAAGATACAACACCGCAATTTGGTGGACCGGTTGATTTTAAATCATTGTCGAGTGATCCGTCAAGTAATTTAGCGGCAGGACAAGTTTACTATAACAGTGGTACAAAAAAATTAATGTTATATGATGGCAGTGATTGGGTCGAAGCCGCTGGAAGTAGCGGAGCACAACCTTTCTTAACAAGACAAGTTATTACAACTGGATTTGTTATGGGCGGTTACCAAAGTTCAAGTCCGTGGAAAAACGTAAACACAATGGTTCATGCAACTGACGTTATGACTAATAATGGTGATGTACTGACCTATGCCGCGGCATATACTTCCGGTGTATGTACACTAACACATGGGTATCTTTGGAGTGCAGATGACACTTGGCCAGGTACTAGTGCGGCAACAACAAATTTCCATATGTCAACCTACACTGGCGGTAATGGACCAAATCTGCAATGGGGAAGAAACGATTGTGCTACACTATTTAAAGAACACGAAAAGGCTTGGATTGTAGGCGGTGGTAATGCAAACGTAGATGTTATGAATTTAGCAAACGGAACTATGTATTCTGACCAAGGACAGGATTCATTAAGTGGTGATGCTATGCAGTCAGGTTGTGCAAGTCACAGTGGTGAAAATTATGGTTATGTTTGGCAAGATGTAAATGATTGTAGAAAATTTGTTTGGTCAACAGGCACACAAGTTACAATGACAACACCAACTAATAAACCGGGTATTAACAGTCAGCAAAAAGGTTGGGCAGACAAACTAGGTTATGGTTATGCTGGCAACGAAGGAAGTTACAATGGTGGTAATAATGTAAGAGTATGGAGTTACTCATCGGAAACAGTTACAACAACAGTTACTAAACCAATTACAAACTGTGGGGAAGAAAATTTAGATATGGGACAAGCACATCAGTATAGTATGGGTAATTATGATGGTTCACAGAACAACAGAGGTTGGAAGTGGACATATGCAACTAACTCAGGAACTGAACTAGGTTCTGGATCAGTAAGAACAGGCGTAGCAGGCGGAAGCTCAGGACACTGTGTTTGGAGAGCATAATTATGTATATTTTATTTAAAATGAAAACACAAAAAGAATTAGGTCCTGTAAAAATATATGGCAGATATTTAAATTACTGTGTAGGATTTATACCTGATACACACAAAGACATCATACCTTATTTACATTTAGAGCCAACGATATTGACAGACGCCGTTGCAAAAGCATGGTTACTAACACAAGGCTGGAAAGGTCATGTAAGCATTAGACCGGGTACACTTGAAGATGAACAAATGGGGTTACACGAAAGTTCAGAACCCACAGGCGAAAAAGAAAAATATACATTAACAACTGATGACGTTACAAATTGTACTGCTTTTATGAAAGCAGTTATGCGTAAACAATTAGATGAAATTTATGACCATAGATTACAAGCACTAAATATTAATGTTAGTGTATTAGAAAGTAGTACTTGGGATAAGCAAAAATCAGATTATATCAAGTATAATAAAAATAATTCAGCCACTGTTCCGTTACTTGACGCACTAGCAACAAGTAGAGGAATCGAAAAAGCAGACATGGCAAGGCTAATAGGACAAGCAATCAATAATCACGATGGAAAAGTTAGAACTTTACTAGCAAGTAAACAAGTCGTAGAAACGGAAATCAAAAATTGTGCAGACATCAGCGCCTGTTTTGTATTAATGCATCAAAGATTCGAAATGACAATGCCAGTAGCATTACAAACAAGTACAGGAACGACGACTGCCGCACAACTTAATGTGTAAGGCTCAATGTTCAGTATACCGCTTAACCCAAAGTTAAATAATACCCAGTTACAACATTTTGTAGATTTTTGTATTAATCATCGAGAAGTGATTTACGATATTTACTTTACTTGTAGAATGCCTCCTTTTGAGCAAGATGCTATGGGTGATGTGTTTGCTTCTGACACAAATGAATTAATATCAGTAGCACTTAAAATACAAGAAGCAACAGGCATACCTATAAGTGCAACATTTAATAATATTGAAGTTAGACCTTCGCAAGACAATTTAGATACGTGGATACATAACTTCGATCAGTTATATAATGCAGGAGTACATAGTGCAACTATACCTCACACACATTGGGTAGCAACTGGACAAATACAGAAAAAGTTTCCTAAACTTTTAATAAAAAATACAATTCTTAGACAAGTACAAACGGCTAAAGATGTTGCTGAATTAGGTAAACACGGATTTCATTATGTAAACTTGCATAGAGATTTAATGCGAGATCACGATAGTCTTGCTCGTATACGAAAAGCCGCGGACAAGTATGATATGAAAATTTCTTTATTAGCAAATGAAGGTTGTGCCGGAGGTTGTGCTATGATGGAAGAACATTTTCAATTTAATAATACCAGAGTTGGTGATAATCCTCAATATTTTAATGATCCTATCAGCAGAGTAAGTTGTTCCAAATGGGATATTACTGACCCTAGTTCAGATCTAAAGAAAGCAAACTTTCCTCCATGGAGAGAAGACTGGGTAGAACTAGCAAAGTATGTTGATGTATTTAAAATGCATGGCAGAGAAAATATAAAACGTTTCTATGAAACTCTAAAAATAGTTGAAAATTACCATAACAAGAAGGAAATATTAGTTAGTGGATTCGAACAATATCTTGATGATACTAATTTAAAAGACAAGCCAATAAATGCTTGGCGAAAAATAATTAAGACTTGTAAATTTGATTGTTGGGATTGTAATTTTTGCGATAAAGTTTATGAAAGTAAGTCTGGAAAAGTCAATAATAGCAAGGCAATAACATTAGTACAAGCACTAGTATCGCATGAAAACAACGACTATACTAATAACATACAAGGATTAACTAGTGAACGAGTAAAAAAACTCTTGCATCAATTGGGAAAAGATAGTATAATGTATTTAGAAGTAGGTAGTGCTATGGGCTCTACCGCTATTAGTGTTTTAGATACAAATATTCCAGTAACTTGTGTTGATAATTGGAATGAAAATATCAATCCCGAAAGCGGAGAATTTAAACTACCAACTAATAATAAGAAACAGTTTGACAACAATACAAGTAGTTATAAAAATTTAAAAGTTTATAACGACGATATGCTTAATGTTAAATTAGAAGACAACGGGTACGATTTGTTTTTCTATGATGGTCCACATGACCAAGAACTAACGGCAAAAGCAGTTGAACATTATAGTAAGTATTGGGCAGATGAAGCCATATTAATATTCGATGATGCTAATTGGCAAGGAGTTGTTAATGGTAGTAAACAAGGAATATTAAACACAAATTATAAAATAGAATTTGAAAAGTTAATTCTTAATAATATAGAAGATAAAACTAAATGGTGGAACGGTTTATATGTAATGGTAGTAAAAAGAAATGAACAAATTTAAAATATTACAAGCAGATGTTTTCGTAAAAGATGATGTTGGATCAGAATCACAACGTAACTCTATGATTGAATATGCACAAAACATAAAAAAACAAACAGATGAAAAGCAATTAAACTTTAGTAACAGAGGTTGCTGGAGACACGAATTCAACTATCCAGATATACAATGGTTAGTAGAAGAACTTCGCTTGTTATGTAATAGTGCAATAGAAACATATGCAGAAGCCGACCCATTGTATAATGAAAAACTTAGAAATTACGGTGCACCAGATATTGGATACTGGACAAATATAAATGAACCAGACAGTAAAAATGCCTTACATGATCACAGACTTCATCATTATGTAGCAGTTTACTACTTACAAGGAAAAGACACAGGTGATATTGTTTGGCACAATCCGATGAACTTAACAGAAAGTTGTCACCCCCACGCACCGTTTACTAGTAGATATAGTATATCTCCTACAAATGGACAATTAATTTTGTGGCCCGCTTGGATGCCACATGAAACAGAAACAAATAAAAGTAATATGCAACGAATAAATGTTGCATTTAATATACGGTTTCAAACACCTAGATATATTGGAGGATAACACATATGGGCAAAACGTTTGATAGTTTAAAATCATCTATGCAAGTAACAGGTAAAGACTTAAAATCTGACATAGATGAGTTAACAACAGAACAAGCAGATATAGTAGGATATAGTATAAGCAGAAACTTTGTTATGCCAGAATTTAAAATGAGGCATTTTATTGGACAGGCTGGTATTACTCCGTATGGTGCAATGAAACAGTACCTTATGGAAATACAAGGTAGAGAACATTCTATTACCTCACAAGAATACGAACTTGCAAAAATTGAATTAACAATCGATGAGTGGAAACACGATATTGAAAAAACTGATGATGAATTTGTAAAACGTAGAGCACAAATTGAAATAAATTATGCAGAAGCAAAACGTGATGGATTTGTAAGATTACTTAGAGGTCATAGAGAAGAACGTTTAATGTATTTAAATTTGATACAGGAATTATCTGAAAGCGAATATGGCATATTGGAAGATGGATCAAAGTTAATTGATATTTTTGATCACCCAGAGAAAATAGAAGCGGCTGAACGAGATTATTGGGTTAAACGTTTAGGTAAACAATCGGCTATGGATATGATTGCATACGGGAAAGTAGGTGTTGGAAACATGGACAGTTTAACAATGTTAACATATGAAGACCAAACTAAAGCAATAGAACTTGCAAGTGATGTGTTTGTACACAATGAACGTAGGACTGCACAAATAGTACATAACAGTAATCAACAAGCACAGTTGGGTAACTCTTCAGAACTTACGGAACAACTAAAGATTTCGATACAAAAAGGAAACAATAATTGATTATTGACTTAATATTAAAGGGTCAAATATATTTATTTTTAATCGTATTTGTAATGATGATTGCAGGTATGGTAAAAGAAAATGGATTATTTAAGGATCTGTTTTGTTTCTTTGAACAAAATTTAAAAAGTAAAAAATCTGTTGTAGCAATAGTGAGTGCATTAACAGGCATACTTCCTATTAAAGGAAGGGTTACAGTGAGTGCAGGAATGCTCGAAACTATGGCACCCGACAAAGGGTGTTGTGGTAGAGATAAGTTTGGTCCTATTGATTATGTAAGTACACACCATTATTATTTCTGGTCACCGTTAGAGAAAACAGTTATTTTACCAATGGCGGCGTTTGGTATCTCATACGGACAATTTATGGGAATGATGTGGCCCTTGTTAGCAGTATCTCTTATTTTTATTATTTCATACTTGGTATGGGGTGTAAAAGAAAGTGATATTGAAATTGGTGACTGCGGAACAGAAATTAAAGTTAGTAGAATAACTAGATATGTTTTTCCCTACGTTGCAGGTGTGGGCGGTATTATTGCCGGACTAGACTTTATGTGGGTATTTGGATCTTTAACTGCTTATTACATACTTGTAACAAAGACTTTTAACATCAAGAAGTTATTAGGCTATGTTGATTTTAGACTAATTGGCTGGGTCGCACTTATCATTATTGCGGCAAATATTGCTAGAGAAAATACAGAACAAATTAAAACATTTTTAGAAACAAGTGGACTTGACATTAACACTCTTTGGGGGTTTACTATGTTAAGTTTGGCTAGTTTTGCCGGTGCATTTGCATTAGGAAGTAGTTCACGTTTTGGTGCATTAACAGTTATTATGGCAACTATATATGGTATAGAATATTTGCCGTGGTTCTTTGCAGTAGACTTTGTAGGATATTTGATTAGTCCAATGCACAAGTGCGTGGCAATAGGAATGCTTTACTTTGGTACCAAATTGCGTTATTATGCTACCATACTCGGGCTTTGGGGTAGTTTGGTTATACTAACTGCCGGAGCAATGCTTTTCATATAAATATTACTAATATAAAGGTAACAACATATGAAACTTCCATTTTACTCAGACGACTACGAAGGCGAATTTGTCATACACAATGTTAGTTTAACCGACGGTGTTAGAACAGAAGACCGAGAGTGGATACCCAGAACGATTATGAATGATGACCATCGTGGTTATGCAGTTGTAATTGGTAACGGTAATAGCAGAGTACGAAAACAATTTTCCTTAGAGTATATTGAAAATCATAGTGGAGGCTTGTTAGCAAACAAACGTTGTCAAACTTACGGGTGTAATGCTATATATAGAGATATGAAACCAGATTTCACTGTCACTATGTTAGATAATATGACAAAAGAAATAGCCAACTCAGGCTTTGGTGAAAATAATATTGTATATACAACTGCTAAGAATGTTGTAAAATACCCGGGTAAGTTTCATTTAATTCCACAAAATATTAGTTACTATAACTCGGGAACAATCGCAACATATTTGGCTTGTTTTGACAAGCATAAGGAAGTATATTTGATTGGGTTCGATAATCAAAGAGATCCTGAATTAACAAATAATGTATATGCGGATACAGAAAATTATCCATCATCAACAGAACCGTCATCAGATGCGAAATGGATTGCACACATGAAAGTTATATTTGATTCTTACAAAGATGTTAATTTTCACTGGGTAAATGATAATCCTGCTTACACATTTCCAGACGATTGGAAGTGGTGTAAAAACGTAAAGTATTTAGACTACAGAACTTTTATTAGTGATATGGATATAGGCGTTCAGTTAAAGTACAAGTGGAACGATTAGATAACAACTCTCCAGTTTTTAGGAGCATACTCCCCTTCATAACTTTTAAGCCATTGTGTACCAGTCCATTTGTATTGGATACCAGTTGTAGCATTAGTAACATAACTTAATGTTTCGGTTGCACTAGCGTCAAAATCTATAACCCATTTCTCCCCGTCCCATTTAATAATATCATTTGTGTTAGCAACAAAGTCTACACCTGCATTGCTTTTCCAAAAATCTGGACCGTCTACTTGTGCCGGTGATGTTGTTTTTCCAATATCTTCTAAAATTAAATAACGATTACCTGTCGTTTTAACTACACTTGTCGCTGTCGCTTTAGATGGGCGTATGATTGAATTAATTGCTGTTAGTGTATTAACCGGGATCGTGTCACTATCTACCGTTACAAGGAGGATATGAGGGTCTGCTGGGTGATATGCAATGGTTCCTACAACCTCAGCGTCATTGTCTTGTATAAAACGTATCTGTGTTATACCTGGATTAATAGGCCCGTATTGTTCTAAGACTGCTCTCCAACTTGGTTTTGTTAAATTTTCAGTAAGAATTACAGTAGTATCTAAAGTGTCACGAGTACTTTCTGCGTTTGTGTCAACAAGTTCTGCTTGACCATTTAAAAGTACAGCACCATAATTACCTGGTGTAACAGCACGTCTTGTTCCCATAACTAAATTGTCATCACTAACTGAATTTACTAAGTCTCCACTTCCATCATAGACACTATTAATAATTTTGTGTATAACACCCATCTTCTTAACATTAGCAGGCATACTTAACCAAATAGGCATACTAAATTCTAATGTTGCAATATCTATTTGGTCTTCGGTTCCAACAGGAATACTTCTACTACTAAAGTTTACGTTTTCTAATTGTACTAAACTTAAACTAGTCCAGTCGACGTAGTTGTCTGTACTTTGTATTTCTAAACTCGGATTAAACAAACATAAAATTTGTTCTAATACTTGTAATTTCATTTCAGTGTTAGTAGTCCAAATATCTAAGTTTAATCTTAGGTCATAAGGAACAGGCATATGTCTTTCAACAGTTACAGCATTACCTTGAGTACGACTGTATGTCTTTGTACTGTCATTAAATTTTCGTTGTCTAACGTGTAACTTATCTACAAAGTTAGGCTCTTGTACACGTTCTCTACTATATGTCATACTTTGTATATGCGTAGTCATTCGAGGAGCACTTAATACTTTGTTCTCACTTGCATCTCTCATTACTTGGGCAACGTTACGACTCATGTCGCCGTATGTTACTGGAATTGTAAGCAAGTCTCTGTCACCACTGGCATTCTTAGCACCAACTTCTACTTGAAAATTACTAAACAATCTTACAAATTGTAGTAAGAATCTTCTAATCTGATTGTCATAAAAAAACTGTCTTGCCATTCTAGTTGTCCTCTTCCGGTGTTAGAACATCACTTAAACGTTGTCTAGACTTTCTAACATCACCGTCGTCGTCTGTGTATGTGCTTGTATTATTAACAAAGCCATCTTTCTGCGTAGAACCAGCACCGCCTGTTGTACTTGTTCGAACTGCATCTTCAACTTTGACCCAACGTTTGCCATCATATCTAAACAAACGATTTGGTTTATAATCTAATCTAAGTACAAAATCTCCAATGTCTGCACCACTTGGGAAAGCAGTTGCTGGAGTAACAGGGTACCCGTTAGGAGCAATACCGTCACCTGCCATACCACCTGGACTGTCATATCCTTCTTGACTTGGTGTAACAGGAACTTCGTCAGCAGTAACAAGTGTACTACTTGCTCCAACTGTTGTTGTATCTGCACTATCTTCTTCTGGATCAGCGGGAGTACCATCATTATTAGTAGGTACAACAAAAAATGAACTTGTGTCGTAACCGCTCTTAGGTAACTCTTTTTCTGCTTCGGTAATAATGGCAGTGTTAATTTCAAGCTCTTGCTTGTATGTACTTAATAAATCTCTTAACTTGTTATCGGCACCAGTAACATCTGAACCGTCTTGTTTTTTAGCAGTTTGATCAAATATACTTCTGTACTCTTGTGAGTCAACTAGTGGAGTACATTTAACTCTCCATAAATGCGGATACCACGTTGGACTAAATCCTTCTGCGGCTCTGTTACCATCTTGCACAACATAATAGCGTCTTAATGCCGCTGGTAATTCTGAGTCTAGTGGATAAAAATCTCTCATATGAGGTAGTTCTATAACGTCACCGTTGATAAGTTTTCTACCTAAACTTTCTACCATGTCATTCATATGAACTGTAATAAACAATGTATCGTTTTGTAAAAACAATCCAAATTGTGTAAGGTCAAAATCTATATCTGAAACATTATATATGCCACGCATCTCATAAACAGACGTATCATATTTTCTATCTCTGTTCTCTAGGAATAATAAATCCTGAATATTTTGCTCACTTTGTGTAGCATAACTAGGCTGAGTGGAATCTTTCCCGTCGTTGTTAGCCGTATCGGCTCCTAAGAATTTATGAATGTTTACACCGGTACCACCGATGGTGAACATCTCACGAACCCTGTTGTCGAAAAAGTTGTAGTCTTGCCCTTTCTCAGGCTTCCACATGGATAGTTTTGGCATATTTGTAACCTCTTTGTAGTATTTATATAGAAACTATTCTTAACTAAAATGCAGAAAGATAAAGAAAAAGGTTGACAAATAGCGTAAAGATAGTATATTTAAAGTTAATTGTATATATAAAGTCATACAGGAGCAAATTTTGGGAACAGGAACATCAGTGAAATTACCACGTAAAAAGCCAGCAAAGGTGAGAACACCTAAGTCTGCCGACGAACAATACACAGGTCCAGAGCCTATATGGGACGATTGGCAATCGTGGCCTATTGAGCAATACCACAGAGAACGCACTCGGGTAACTGCTTATTATAATCATTACTATCAAGCCAAGGATTTACTACCGAAAGTAAAAATATGGATGACTGCTAATGGATACACTAAAGATGATCTACGAGCCGTTAGTGCTTGTGAGTCGTGGAGAATGAGTATTACAACGTGTGCTCAGTGTTGTGCATTACTTAAAGGTATGCCCACGTGGCACGATGAATACGATGCATACTTAGAAACGTTACCAGGCGTAATCGGAGGACAATCAGATCCAACAATATTTGTCCGTAAGTCAATCGACGATGTGGTTGCGTTAGGTAAAGAAATTTTAATTAAAAAGGGCGGTCAAATTGAAGAAAAAGAAAAACTTTATGGCGGACCTGCATTAACTATACAAGACAGGCTACGAATTGCTTCATTGAACTTAACTGATGAAATAGAAGAATTTCTAGATGTTGCAATAGACGACTTAGAAAAGTTTGATATGAAACAGTTCAATCCATTAAGCATACTTCGAAAGCAACAGGCAAAACCTGCTCATGCAAAAATTATTAGGGATCACTATACTCCTAACTTAACAGAAATGCAAGAACTAATTGGTCCTGTAAAGACAGATGATGAATGGTATGACCAGTTATTAGAAGCATACGAACCAATACCAAAAAAGCAACGTAAAAAAATGCATGACATTTATGCAGAAATTGATAAGGCTTGTTCGATGTTGATTGAGCATGGTAAAGCAGAACGTAAACCTCGTAAAAAGAAGCCAGTAGCAAAAGAGAAATTGGTTAGTAAGATGAAATATCTAAAGGAATTTGGAGAGCTTGGACTAGTTAGTGTTAACCCTATTGAAGTAATTGGGATGAGTGAACTGTGGATTTACAATACTAAAACTCGTAAAATAGGAAAGTATGTTGCTAATAATATTGACCCCACAGGGCAACAACGTGATGGTAGTGGGTTAAGTATTAAAGGTACAACTATTACACAGTTTAGTGATGCTAGTGTACAAAAGACTCTACGAAAGCCTAAAGAGCAACTGTCGGCGTTTAAACACGCAGGAAAGATCCTTTTACGGAAGTACTTAGATGACATAAAGGCAGTGGATACTAAACTAAATGGCAGAATCAATGATCAAACAATACTGTTGAAAGTTGCTAAATAGTGTATATAAGAGGAATTATTCATGGCAGATTTAGCGACAGAACAAAGTAAAGTATTCGAATATTGCAAAGCCAGTTTAGGCGGAGGCATGGTCGAAGTTGAACTTGATCCTGCCCACTACCAAATTGCATTAAACAAAGCATTTGACGTTTATAGACAAAAAAGTTCTAATGCAGTTGAAGAAAGTTATGGATTTTTATCTCTTGTAGAAGAACAACAAGAGTACATATTACCTGACCAAGTACAATCAGTAAGAGAAGTATTTCGTAGAAGCACAGGTGGATCCTCAACTGGTACAATGTTTGAACCATTTGAAGCAGGATATATGAATACATATATGCTACAAGCAGGCAAAGTCGGTGGACTTGCTAGTTATGATATGTTTGCTCAATACCAAGAATTAACAGCCAAAATGTTCGGTGGATACATTAACTTTACATTTGAGCCTGTATCTAAGAAACTAACAATCGTTAGAAAAATCCGTGCTACTGGTGAAAATATACTTCTTTGGATGTATAATGAAAAACCAGATGTAACATTATTAACAGATTTGCGTTGTAAAACGTGGCTTTATGATTATACACTTGCACGTTGCAAGTATATGTTAGGTGAAGCAAGAAGCAAATTTGCTACTATTGCCGGCCCACAAGGTGGAACCTCACTAAATGGCGACTCTTTAAAACAAGAAGCAATAACAGAGCTTGACAAACTCGAGCAAGACCTGTATAATTTAGTAGACGGACAAATGCCAATGACTTGGGTAATTGGCTAAACATTAACAACTAAGGTAAACAATGATTATTGGAATATGCGGACTTATCGGGTCTGGTAAAGGAACAGTTGCCGACACATTAATAGCAGAGCACGACTTTAAAAAAATAAGTTTCGCTGATGCACTTAAAGACGGGGTAGCAACAATATTCAATTGGGATCGTAAAATGCTTGAAGGTGATACTAAAAATAGTAGAGACTGGAGAGAAAAGCAAGACGATTTTTGGTCATCTGAAACTGGCAAAGAAATTACACCTAGACTAGTATTACAACTGTTTGGAACAGATTGTATGAGAGAAGGCTTCTTTGATGGTGTATGGGTAAGTTTAGTTAAACAAAAGATTTTAAACAATCCGACACAGAATTTTGTAATACCTGATGTACGTTTTCCAAACGAAATTAACGTAATTAAAGAGTTAAAAGGCGAAGTTTGGCAAGTACGAAGAGGCGAAAAGCCGTTATGGTGGACCACTGCTATAAGTGTTAATCAACATATAGATGACTTGCAAGAAGTTCATTCTATGAATATAGTGTTCCCTGAAGTACATCAAAGCGAATGGCGTTGGGTAAGTGATGATAAAGATTTTGATATTGTTATAGAAAACAATTCAACGTTGGAAGACCTTAAACGTCTGGTATTAGATCGCCTTTCTTAGAATTCCACCCTGAGTGTCCTAATTCAATTAAACAATTCAAACAAACAGATTTAAGATTACTATGCTTAATATTAATTAAGTTACCATCTATGAAGTATACTTCTAATTGATCATAGTACTTTGCTTTAAATCCACAGTTCTCACAACTACTTTTCTTTTTATAACCTGCTTTAGCCCAGACTGTTAGTTTGGGTTTTCTTACAAAGTTACGGTTGCAAGTATCACACATTCTGCGGTAATACACCTTTTCGCCCTTTTTATAATTTATGGCGGCAGACTTCTTCTTGCATTTAACACATATGGGTCTAGTTTTCATACAAGTATTTATATACCGCTCTTTAAAGGTGACGCTATTCCTGGTTACAAAATAGACCTTTTTGTAGTTTTTTACTAAATACAATAACAAAGTTGTAAACGAATTAAAACGAATTACAAATAAAATAATTTTGCGAGGTAAAAAATATGGCGCTTGTATCACCAGGTATTGAAGTTAAAATAGTCGACGAATCACAGTATGCCAGTACGGCAGTAGGTACTGTGCCTATGTTGGTTATTGCAACAGCAACGAATAAAAACGACCCGACTAGCACAGGAGTTGCTAGTGGAACTGCAAAAATAAATGCAGAAAAAACTTATTTAATAGGATCACAAAGAGAACTTGTAACAACGTTCGGTGAACCTTCATTCTACAAAAGTACATCAGGTACTGCACTACACGGCTATGAACAAAATGAATATGGCCTTATGTCTGCTTACTCACTATTAGGTGCAAGTAACAGAGCATACATTGTTAGAGCAGATGTTGACTTAGGTGAACTAACAGGACAATCAGGAAGACCAACTGCTAAACCAGTTAATGGTACTCATTGGTTAGATACTGCTAAAACCAAATTTGGTATTTTTGAATGGAATGCAACAACACAAACTTTTACTAATAAAGTTCCAACAGTAATTACAGATAGTACTAAAATCTCAAGTAATGTACCTCTTGCTTCAATAGGCAAAGCAGGCGATTATGCGATTGATGCCAGTACTAACAATAATACTGTAAGTGTAAGAACTGCATCAGGATGGAAAGCATTAGGCACAACTAATTGGCATACTGCAATTCCAACTGTACAAGGTACTGCATCAGGCGGCACTGTTTCAAATGGCGACAGCATTACTATTAACGGAACAACAGTTACTACAACTAGTACAACTTATGCACAAACAGTTGCTGACATTAATGCGGCATCTATTACAGGCGTTACAGCGGCACTAGTAAATAGTAAAATTGAAATTTATGGACAATCTACAGCGGCAAGCAATGCTATTGTTATTGCTAACGTTAGTGGAACATTATTAACAGACATTGGTGTAACAGCGGCAACATACTATGTTATCTCTGTACTACAACAACCACATACATCTATTCCAGAATGGAAAACAGCAGATGCTACTTCGGCGCCAACAGGTAGTGTTTGGATTAAAACTACAACTCCAAATAACGGAGCAAAGTTTGATGTAAGTGCTTACAGTACAACACTAGCCAAATTTGTTGCTAAAGCAGTAAATGTGTATCGTGGTGATAGACACGCATTATACGGTTTAGATTCAGTAGGCGGCGGTTTGAATATAGATGTAGGTACAGTTTACGCACACGCATTTACAAACTCAAGTGGATTTACACTATACAAATTATACGAAAGAAAAGTTAAAGGTTCAACAGTTGTTACTGGTACCGCTACTGCACCAACATTTGTTGTTGGTGATGCGTTTACAATTACGTCATCCGCAAAAGGCGTTAACACAGTTACAGGTTACACAGTTACAGCAACAGGCACAACAGCGTCAGATATAGTAAATGATATTAACACAGTTAATATTCCTTATGTTACTGCTAGTTTGGCTTCAACTGGAGCAATTACATTAACACACTCATTAGGTGGCGTTATGATACTTGCAAACACAAACAACACTCCTTTGGCTACAGCAGGCTTTACAACTGCTAATACATACCTTAGAGAAGGTGCAACAGCAGGAAACTTGGTAGCAAGTAACTTCCAACAACTAGTTTATACAGCAGGATCAATTGAACCTTCAACTAATCCAGCAACAGGTAGACTATGGTTCCATAATGTAACTGATGAAATGGATATCATGATACATAACGGTACAACTTGGAAAGGTTACCAAAATGTTTCTACAGATGCTAGAGGATTTGACTTGTCAACAACAAGTCCAAATGGTCCATTAGTTAGTGCAACTGAACCGACACAACAGTCAGATAAGTCAGCACTAGTTTACGGTGACCTTTGGGTTGATACAAGTGACTTAGAAAACTTCCCAATTATTAAAAGATGGGAACAAGTTTCAGGCACAGACAAGTTTGTAACAATAGACAATACAGATCAAACTAGTGAAGATGGTATCCTATTTGCAGATGCAAGATATATGGGTAACGCAACTACAGACGTAGTCAGTGGTGATATTACAACTACTAAATCTTTACTAACAAACGATTACACAGACTTAGATGTACCACTAGCGGCTAATTACCCACGTGGTATGTTAATGTTTAATATGAGACGTAGTTCTTACAATGTAAAAGAGTTTAAGAAAGATTTCTTTAACTCTACAAACTTCCCAGGTAAAGTATTACCAACGGAAAAAGATGCATGGGTAAGTAAAGCAGGTTTACAAAATGATGGTTCTCCATTCATGGGTAGACAAGCAGTACGTCAAGTTGTGGTAGCGGCTATGAAATCTGCACTTGATACAAGTTCAGAATTACGTGAAGAGCAAAGAAACTTTAACGTAATGGCGGCACCAGGATATCCAGAACTAATTGCTAATATGGTATCATTAAACAATGATAGACGTAACACTGCTTTTGTAATTGGTGACACACCAATGAGATTAGCGGCAAATAGTACAGATATTCAAAACTGGGCAACTAATGCCAAACTAGCAACAGATAATAACGATGATGGAATGGTTACTGCTGATACATACTTAGGTGTGTTTTACCCAAGTGGTATTACTACAGATTTAAATGGTAATAGTATTGTAGTTCCTTCAAGTCATATGATGTTAAGAACAATGATTCGTTCAGATGACGCTAGTTATCCTTGGTTTGCTCCGGCAGGCACAAGACGTGGTATAGTTGATAACGCAACAGGCTTAGGATATATTGATGTAGCAACTGGTGAATTTACTAGTGTTGGAGTTAGAGAATCTTTAAGAGATACTTTATACGAAAACAGTATTAACCCAATTACATTCTTACCAGGCAACGGTGTATTAAACTATGGTAACAAAACTAAAACGGCAACAGCGAGTGCTTTAGATCGTATTAATGTATCTAGACTTACTGCTTATATACGTGAACGTTTAGCAGTTATTACAAAACCTTTTGTTTTTGAACCTAACGATAAACTAACACGTGATGAAGTAAAACAAGTTGTTGAGCAATTAATGAATGATTTAGTTGCGAAACGTGGTCTTTATGATTATTTGGTTGTATGTGACGAAACAAACAACACAAATGATAGAATTGACAGAAACGAGTTGTATATAGACATTGCTATTGAACCAGTTAAAGCGGTTGAATACATCTACATACCAGTTCGTATCCAAAATACAGGCTCTATTTAATATAGAGCCTTATTAGGAACAAGGTAAATTAAGCGACTAAATATTATTAAAGCATAGAAGCAGGAGCAAAAAATATGTCAGTAAGTTCATTAAGCAAATTTACAGTACCTTTAGCATCGGATCAATCCGCATCAAGCCAAGGTCTGTTAATGCCAAAATTAAAGTATCGCTTCCGTGTGAGTTTCGAAAATTTCGGAATCTCAACTCCAAGAAGTGAACTAACAAAACAAGTTATGGATTTTCAACGTCCTTCAGTCAATTTTGAAGAAGTACCAATTGATATCTACAACAGTAAAGTTTATATCCAAGGTAAACACACTTGGGAAGCCGTATCAGTTAATATGCGTGATGATGCATCAGGTCAAGTATCTAAACTTGTTGGAGAACAAGTACAGAAACAATTTGATATGATGGAACAATCAAGTGCGGCATCGGGTATTGATTACAAATTCATTACTAGATGTGAAATATTAGACGGTGGTAACGGAGCATCAACACCAAACGTACTAGAGACGTGGGAATTATACGGTTGTATGATCCAAAACGTTAACTACAACGACTTGAATTACGCAACTTCAGAACCAGCGACAGTTACAATGTCGATTCGTTTTGATAACGCAGTTCAAACTCCATTAGGAACAGGCGTAGGAACTACAGTGGCTAGAACTATTGGTGAAGTAGTAACAGGCTAATCCATAAAGGAGTAGAATAACCTGTGATTAATTCTTTCTTAAAAGCTCTTGCAACCGGTGATAATGTTCGTGATTATAAACACGCATCACGAACGTTCGTCGACGGCAATTACAGACTAGCACCCAAACATAAGTTTCTCTTTCACGTGGTCTTCCAGGTCAACCCGGGCCTTGGATTTTCATTCAGTGGAAGTGAAAACTTAGAAGCAAGTTTTTTAGTTAAGTCTGTAGATCTACCTAAGTATAACTTTGAAGTTGTTGAACACAATCAATATAACAGAAAACGTTATCACCACAACAAGATTAATTATAGTCCTTGTAACATCACCTTCCACGATGATAATAGTGACGTGATAAGAAACTTGTGGTATGCATATTATGCCTACTACAACAATGACCCACAGTATGAGTCAAGTGGAACATATGGTTATAAAGATACATATAAACCTATGATGGACAATGCTCGTCAATGGGGTTTAGACAGAAATACAAAACCATTCTTTACTGGAATAAAAATTTACAGTTTATATCAAAAGAAGTATACAGAGTATTGGTTAGTTAATCCAATTATCGAAACTTTTGATCACGACAATCATGATTATTCAGACAGTGCAGGCATACTAGAACATAGAATGTCAGTTAGATTTGAAACAGTGAAATATAAATCGGGACTTGTTGATGGAGACAGTCCACAAGGTTTCGGTACATTGCACTATGACAAAGCACCTAGTCCACTAACACCAGCAGGCGGCGGTACAACAAGTCTTTTAGGCCCAGGCGGTTTAGTAGACGCAGTAGGAAGTATAGGAGCCGATTTAGCAGGTGGCAACATTGCAGGAGCAGTTGTTACAGGTTTGCGTGGAGCAAGTAATTTAAAAGGTGCTAACTTAAAACATATGTTAAAGTCAGAACTTACTGGTGCGGCAATGGATGCTTTAAGAGGACAAAATCCAATTGGTGATTTTAGTTTTCCTAATGCCAAATCGGCACAAGGTAATCCTTTACCACAAGTACCTAAAATGACAGGAGTTACTACAAGTGCTCCAATGCGTAGTGGTGTAGTTTCTAGTAACGGGTCTAAAGTACAAACAAATGCAATGTTAGATCAATTAAAAGGTTTTGCAGGCGGTGTAGGTGGAGATCTACAAAGTGCAGTTAGTGGAGCAAGTGGAATGGTAGGTCAAATGACCCAAAAGATTCCAGCGGCTATATCAAGTTTATTTGGACCTGGATTAGGTGGAAATATAATGAGTCATATTAACTCTCAAGACTTTAGTCAGTTACAACATCAAGATGCTAGTAAGCAAACAAAAAATCCAGTAGCACCACAAAGAACAAGTGTTAGTAACATTACTAATAGTTCTTCGTATGCAGGCAAAAGTCAAGGCGGAATAACATAATATGTCAACTAATTTACCAGCAAATCCAAACGGAAATAAAACTACAGAGTTTTTTGACGTTTATAATACAGACAGAAACTCAACAGTAGTTAACCCTAATGAGTTTGATGCAATTATGGGTTTCTTTAAAAGAAAAACAAACGACAACGTAGCAATATCAAACGGATTAACAGACACAGTTTTACAAATTGCTATGTTACATAACGTTTCCCCAATGGACATAATCGAAGACTTTAATGATTATGCAGTTACAGAAATTCAACAAGCACTAGTTTCGTTAATTAATCAAACTAGAGCTAATACAAGTATATTAGGATTCAATAGAAATAAAGCACCAAGTCAAGTTGTTGCTCGTAACATACTGGATTAGCCATGGCAAAGTTCGCTTCAGGCAAGTATACTGTCAAGAATCCTGCAAAATATGCCGGCAATAAAACACCAATGTATAGAAGCAGTTGGGAGTGGGCGTTCATGCAATTTTGCGACAACCACCCAGGCGTTATACAATGGGCCAGTGAAGCAATTAAAATTCCTTATAAAAATCCATTAACAGGTAAGAATACAATTTATGTTCCGGACTTTATTGTCGTGTATCAAGACAAGAATGGTAAGAAACGTGCTGAATGTATTGAAGTAAAGCCTAAAAAAGAAACAACAATGGAACAAGCAGGTAGAAGCAAACACGCACAAGCAAAAGTTATATTAAACTCTGCAAAGTGGGAAGCCGCTAATAGATACTGTAAACAAAATGGACTAACATTTAGAATAGTAACTGAAGATGACATCTTTCATCGTCCTAAGAAAAGATAAATAATTATAATAGCATATAATTATTGGAAACATTATGACAAAGAAATTAGAAGAATTGCTAGATTTAGCACCCGCAGAAGATTTTGCTGAAGATATTATCCCAGAACCTGAGAAGTCAGTAGACCATACTATTACTCATACACAGGAAGATATAGCAAGTGCATTGGCGAAAGCAGATAAAATTGACCAAGCATTACCGATGGTCAAAGATTTGTCATTAAATGACACAGAAATGGACGAACTTGCTCTAACGGCAAGAGATACATTTAAAGATTTAATGGATTTAGGCATGAATGTAGAAGCCAGATATGCAGGTGAGATATTTAATACAGCGGCACGTTTATTAGACACGGCTTTAAATGCCAAAGGCGCCAAAGTTGACAGAAAATTAAAAATGATCCAATTACAGTTACAAAAAGCAAGATTAGATCAAGTACAGCAGAAGCACGATAGCGAAAATGGCGTAAACGCCGAAGAAGGCACAGCAGTTGTATTGGATCGCAATGCATTGTTGGAAAAACTGCTTTCAAAAGATAAATAATATAACAAAAGAAGGTGTATTAGCAGTATGAAAACATTTAAGCAATATTTAATGGAAAACATTAAAGAATACAAATTTCGTGTGAAGTACGCAGGTACTTTAACTGATGCTCAATTGGATAGAATTGAAATAGCACTTGGAAAATATAATTTAAAAGATATGACCAAGCCTAAAGTTACACCTATACAAGAACACCCTATGGATTTTCAAACTATGAAAAATTCAGAAGTTACTATAATGGATATTTCCATAACATATCCCTCAACAGTTGATATGTTAAGACAGGAATTAGTAGACTATGCAGGACTTCCTGGATCACACGTTATGGTATCTAATCCAAACGATCCTAATGAAGTTGCTAGGGAAGAATACGTTGAAGACATGGGAAAAGATTATGTACCTGCACTTGGAACTCCAGAGTTAAAAGATGCAGTAGAGATTAAGGCAAGCGAACATTTCGGTGACGAATATAACGCAAACTTTTTAAAAGATTTAGCAAATAATAAAGAAACTCCTACAGTTTCTTTGGCAACAGCATATGCAGACGAAATTGCAAAAGAAAATAAGGAATAGGATAACATTATTATGAGAGATATATTAGACGCATTAGAAAGTGTACAAACTAACAAGCCAACTGACATAGCAAAAGAATTAAATAAAAAACCAGCAGTGCAAAATGCACTAAGAGTTGAGTCAGACGATACTAACGAAGGCAACGAATTCTCAGGAGCACTTGAAAAAGCCAGAAAAGATGGCAAAGCAGAATTTACAGTTGGCGGAAAGAAGTACAAAGTCGAAGCAATTGATAGTGATGAAGATACTATTCAAGAAGCACCTTTAGAAGTATCTGAAGAAGATGCATATGATAGAGATGCTGAAAGTATTCTTAATAAACATCCTAAAGCATACGCTGATTTAAAATCCGGCAAGACTGATATCGGAGACGACGACGAATTATACATGGAATTGTTTTCGTACTATAGTGAAACTGGCGATATGCCGTATGGTACACAAAAAGCAAGAGACGGCGATCCTTATCAATGGATCCAGGATGCATTATCCGATGAAGGTTTAATTGAAGGAACATCAATTGCTAAAAAAGATGTAGTTGAAGTAGCAGTAGAGGATTTAGCAAGAATTTTAGATCTCGCTGGTATGGCAAAGCAAGAAGTTAAAGCAGAAGCAGAAGAAAAAGACTTTGACTTTTCTAAAGATAATTTAGAGTTATGTGATACTTGTGACAAGGAAATTGATAAATGTGAGTGTGATGGACATGATCATAAGGCTGAACAGGCTGAACAGGCACCAACTCAGGCAACTAGCGAAGTTGAACTTGACGAGTATAGTAACTCTCCAGACGAAGAATACTTCGATGCAGACACACAACTAAACAAAATGTCAGGTGGACTTAACGGTCCCAAGAAACAAACTAAGAAAGAATATCCAGGCGACAATCCTTTAGCAGTAGAGTTACAAGATAGACTGTCTAAAATGTTAAGCGATATGTAATTTCAATCATGGCTGATAAAAAAGCATTTGATAAAGAGTTAGACGAATTAAAAAAATTAGCAGGGGTTGGTTCATATTCTGGATTGACCCCTTACTCATCTATAGTAGGTGAAAACATTGGCAGTCTTGCTAATGATCTTTCTAAAGTAGCAAAGAAAAAGAAAATCCAACCCGGAACACAAGCATGGTTTAGACTTTGGTTCAGTAAACCGTGGTTAACTGGTGAAAAACCCTACGACGACTAATAAGTTGTAGTTAACACACAAAGACTTGCTTATACGACGAATTTGAGGGTCGTATGCTTGTATATTGCCCCATTCTATAACACTTTCTTACAACAGGTTTATTTTACCGATAAATATAATAGTAATATGTATATATTATAATTAAAAGGAGAATTAATATGTTCAAATGGTTTGAAAAAATCTTTGCAGTAAAACCGCTTGTCGAAACTTTAAAACCCGTAAAGGTTGTTAAGCAAAAACCAGCAATAGTACCTAGCAAAAAAGAACTTGCCAAGTTAACTAAGAAAGCATTAGAAAACTTAGGCAGAACTCATAAAATTGAGTTAGATAGAAGAGAAACAAAAGATAAACTTGTAGCACAACTACACAAGCATATCAAAAGTTTAAACAAGTAAGGCATATAAATGAGCAGAAGTTTAGACGGTGTTTTAATTAAAAAGCCACACCAGGCAGAACGTTGGACAGAAGATGAATTAAAAGAATTCATGGAATGTGCAAATCCTGATACAGGGCCTGAATATTTCTTATCAAAATATTTTCATATTCAGCACCCGGTTCTTGGTAAAATTTTATACAACGCTTATAAGTTTCAAGAAACGTTAGTTAACAGTTATCACACTAATCGATTTAGTATTAATTTATTAAGTAGACAAATGGGAAAAACTACTACAGCGGCAGGTTACCTGTTGTGGTACGGTATGTTTGTACCGGATAGCACTATCTTAATTGCGGCTCACAAATATGCAGGTGCACAAGAAATTATGCAACGTATACGATATGCATATGAACTCATGCCCAATCATATTAGAGCCGGTGTAACTAGTTACAACAAAGGCTCAATTGAATTTGAAAACGGAAGTAGAATTGTAGCACAAGCAACAACAGAAAACACAGGACGTGGTATGTCCATTACGTTACTATACTGTGACGAGTTTGCGTTTGTGAGACCAACTATTGCTAAAGAGTTTTGGACTTCGATATCTCCAACGTTGGCAACTGGTGGTAAAGCAATTATTACAAGTACACCTAACAGTGACGAAGATCAGTTTTGGTTGTTATGGACAGAAGCAAACAGAACTATCGACGATTACGGTCACCCATTAAAAGGCGGTATAGGAATAAACGGCTTCTACGGCTTTAAAGCACTTTGGAGAGAACACCCAGACAGAGATGAGAAGTGGGCCAACGAAGAATTAGGGCGTATTGGAGAAGAACGTTTTAAACGTGAGATGGATTGTGAACCAATTATCTTTGATGAAACATTAATTAATCCAATTAGATTAGCAGAGTTAGAAGGCAAAGACCCTATTGATAGACAAGGTCAAGTTAGATGGTTCAAAAAACCTAAAAAAGGAAGTATATACTTAATAAGTTTAGATCCTAGTTTAGGTACTGGAGGCGATAATGCCGCCATACAAGTTATAGAGATGCCATCGTTAGAACAAGTTGCTGAGTTTATGCACAATAAAACTCCAATAGCACAGCAAATTAAAATAATGAAATCTATTGGCGAGTATTTGGTACAATGTATTGATGAACCTAATGATGTTTACTACAGTGTAGAGAATAACACATTAGGAGAAGCGGCACTAGTTACAATAGCAGAAATAGGTGAAGAGAATATTCCAGGCTTCTTTATTAGTGAACCCAAAGGACATGGTAATAGTAAAAAGTTTCGTAGAGGGTTTAATACAACACATAAATCTAAACTATCTGCTTGTGCCAAGTTAAAAAGTTTAATCGAAACAAAGAGATTAGTAATTAACAGTAGAAATTTAATATCAGAATTAAAGTCGTTTGTTGCAGTTGGTAGTAGTTACCAAGCAAGACCTGGCGAAACAGATGATTTAGTCATGTCTTTAGTGTTAGCAGTGCGTATGAGTATGGTGTTAAAGAAGTATGATGCTGGAATAGACGAGCTTTTAAGCGATAATTTTGACGATGTAGTAGAACCTATGCCTACATTAATGTTATAGAAAAGGTAAATAGTAATATGCAAATACATGATAAAGTAGCAAAAGACTTATATGGCGTACTAGCCAAAAAATTCACTCAATTGACCATCGCAGATAGTCAAGCAGTGACTACGGTTGAACCAAACGAAGGTAGAATTTTTACCCTAGAGTACGGAGCAAGTGGCAAAAGTCATGGTAGTGTTACTGTAAATGTAGTAGATCCTAATGCATTAGTAATATATTATAACAATAATATTACAGAAGAAATGCGACATGGTGATAAGAAAGACTGGTACAGTTTTTTAAAGGAATTAAGATTTTTTGCAAAAAGAAATTTAATGAGTTTTGATGTTCGTAACATCGGTAAGCAACAATTAGATAAAACTGATTATGCTTATATTAAAAATAACGATAATGCTTATGATAGTACAGAAGTAACATTTGAAAGTAAGTTAGCAGGTACGTTAAAAACATCTTACCAACGTTTTGGTGAGAATGTTCGTTTAATAATTAAACATAGTGCTCCTGTTGATGAAGATGTTCGTGGTTCTCGTAGTAGAAACATTCATAGTTTGTATGTAGAGAATGTAGAACAAGGAAGAGTTAAACTTCCTTTCAAAAATTTATTATCTGGCAGAGCATTAGCCCAACATATGAATCACAACGGTTCATACCAAGACGAAATTGGTCAACATATACACGAAATAACACAGGAAGCACTCGACTTAGCAAAATTTGTTAAAGTTTTTAAACGTGCAGATAATTTTGCTGAACAAGATGAAGCACAACATATTATCGAACAAGCACGTCAAAGATATCAAGGTATTAGAGAAACTTTAAAAACTTTATGTGGTGCTAAAGGTTATGCGAAATATGTAGAACAATATAGACCAACAGAAAATAATATCGAACAAGCAGACTTAGATGATATCAGAAGTAAGTTAGTTCGTATTCAAAAAGATAACATAGTGGATACAATACTGCCAAATTTGGCTAGAGGGATTAATAAAATGAAAGTACAAGAACAAGAAGGTGGAAACGCAATGGCACATGATCTAGCAAAAGATCCAAGTGCTAAATTAGACATACGCATGAATCCAGAAGAAGATGAGGATATTAAAAATTATATTCAACATTTGAAAAAAAATGTTATTAACAAAAACACTTCTGAAAATCCAGAAGACGGTTTAGTTAGAAAAATTATTATGACATTGGCTAAACGTACCATCGATGATGCACTTTCTTTACAGATTAGTGATTTAGCATCTATGGATACTCCACCAGATAGACAAGCGGCTTACCAGTTAGCATCTAAATACATGAAAGGTAATGTTAATATCATTCCTGGAAAAAGAGATTTAAAAGCAAAAACAGAAGAAGATCAATACGAAAGTATAATGAATAATTTATCAGAAGGTACTTGGGCAATTCCAGATACTGCTGAAGCAATTGATTCTTTAGAAACAGCAATGGCTGATGTACTCCCCCTTGGTGCAGAAGGCGAAAATGCTACTAACGTTATGTATAATATTATTGGTGATGACAGTTTATTTGATAGTTTAGGCGAAGCGGCTGATGAAGACCCACAAGGTGATGCTCGACCAATTATTGCATCTTGGGTAGATGACTCATTAGACCAATATGATATTCCACAAGAAATGCAAGACAGAATCCAAAAAATAGTTAAACCTCATTTGACACACTCTAGTACCAATGAAGAAGAAACAACAGAAGGCGCAGTTAAGAACGCATTGCATGATGACGCAGAAGAAATGACTAGAGAAGAATTTTTAGCAAAGCATCCAGATAACGAAGAATTTTACGACACTATTAACGGTGTAGACGAAACTGCACAAGTAGAAAACGTTGCAGTAAACGGTGCAGATACTGAAGGTTATGAAGAAATAGCAGATGCTATTCAATGGCGTATTACTGCAAACCCAGAAACGTTTGATAAAATTCTTAAAAATGTAGATATGCAAACATTATTATCAGCAATTGAAGAAGTTGCTCAAAGCCATGCACCAATGGACGAACTAGGTTCAAGTGATATTAGTATAATGGTTAAAGAAGTAATGAAAGATTTAGGCATTAACGAAGACGGTACTATGCAACCGCATGACCATATTAAAAACTCAGGAATTACAGAAGCAACTTGTGGATGTAAATCAGGATGTCCTCATTGTGAAGGTAAACATACTAAGGCACAAATCGGAGAAGAATGTGAATGCTGTGGCAACAACATTACAGCAGTAATTGATTATGATGCAGTTGCAGAAGAAAAAGAATTAGAAGAAGCACAAAGCCCAGCACAAAAAGCCGCTTTTGAAAAAATGTTAGCCGCTAAAAAAGG